TTATAATACTTACCCTATCAATCCTTTTATTAATTACTATGATAACTAAAAAAGATTTACGAGATTTATATGAGTGGGGTAAACAAACTAAGTTTCCACTTAAAAAAGCTCCTACGATAGATGGATATTCTAATATTGATATAGATTATTATTGGGTCAAATCAGTAAAGAAGACAACAATAATTAGAAGTAAATTAATGAATGATACAGTAAAGAAAATATATGAGAATGATGAGATACTTTTCTCTAACTACGTTATATTCTATGAAGGTACTAAACTAAGTCCACATAAAGATCCAAATATATTAAGACATCCTTACAAGAGAATACAGATACCCTTATATGTTCCAAAGGGAGATTGTTATATGCAATGGACAGAATTTAAAGAAGAAAAAATAAAGTGGGAGGAGGGAGTATCACAAGTATGTGATGTTTGTAATCATAAACATGAAGCATATAATAATACATCTGAACCAATCGAGTTTTTATTTGTTGATGTTCATAAAGATACTGAGGTTGAATTATGAGAGAAATAATAAATGTTGATTATAATGTACATAATTTATTTCCCACACCGATTCATTGTCTCAAAGTTAATGATTTTGATACAAAAAAACAAGCTCTTATTGATTACGCATACAATTTAAGAGATAATTCAGAAAGAGGTAGAACAGCATCTAATCGTGGAGGTTTTCAATCTCTTACATTTAAAGTCAAAGGAGGGGATGTTCTTCAAGACTTTCTTATTGATGTCATATCAAATATACCATCATTTAAAAATGGTGTTGATGTTAAATGTCACACTTGGGTCAATATAAATCCACCAAATTCTTTAAATGTAAAACATTGTCATCCTAATTGTGATATTGCAGGAGTTTTATGGATAAAAATACCAAAAAATTCTGGTAAATTATTATTTGTATCTCCGTATAATTATATGTGTTATAATGAAATGATGTGCTATTCAAAAGAATTTAGAGATAATCATGCCTATCATTTTGATTATGCTTATGAAGCTGTTGAGGGAGGTTTGATGTTATTTCCAGCACATTTAGAACATAAAGTATTAGAAAATAAATCAGATGAAGATAGAATCTCAGTTTCGTTTAATTTAAATTTAATTAATAATGATACAGAGGTGGATTAGACAATCATTAAACTGTCACAACCCTCTGCACATGAAGTTGTTTCGTGCTATAATGAATACATAACAACCCTTACATTATTATGAGTTCATTGATAACAGATGAAAATAAAAGTGCCATAATAGAGGCACAAGAATTTGAAAAAACAAGTAAGTATAATGATTTAGTTTGTATGAAAACTCTCAAAGGAGGAGTTCTTAAAAAAACATTTGAACAAGCTTTAGAAAAAATTAAAGAGATTGGAACTGACCAAGATGTTGAGTTCTTTAAAACTATGTTTGAGAATTCAAAACCAAAATGTTGTTTACCAAAAGGACATAAAGGAAGGTGTATGCACCAATATGATAATTTTTTTAGTGAATTATTCAGAAACAAAGTGAGAGATTGCTCTCAAGCACCAGGTAACGATGATATATTTTTTAAGAATAGAACTCAAAGAACTTTCCCTATACAAATAACTAAAGACCAATACACTAAGTTAAATGCAAAGTATAGATGGAAATTAAATAAAGTTAAAATGAAAGCGGGTGTACCATTAGAATTTGCATCAACACCGTATTTAATTGCTACTGCTTATTTTGATTTCTCTGCTATTCTTATGCTACAAAAGGGTATTGAACATACACTTCCAAAGGATATTGAAGAGAAACTTATCGAAAGGTCAAAGGAAATTATAGAAGAATTTAAAGAACAGGGTATTCGTATAATTGGTAAAGATGGATACTTATGCGATGCTGTTAATGGGTGGACAATTGAACCAGAATGGTATAGAATTCAAGATATATCAGACGATAAGGGAGACTTAAGACAAGTGCAATTTGGTCATGTTGACCCAATTAGAAGTGACAAATATCAGACTAGAGGTGGTAATATTTTACCTCTTACTAGAAGTGGTAACTTACTTCAATCAAATAGTCATGTGAAAGACGTATTTCAAACAACTATCAAAGGAGCTTATGAACATCATACATCATGGAGATAGTCTCATTAAGATGAGAGAACTTGAGGATAAGTCTGTTGACCTTGTTCTCATAGACCCACCATACAACATTGCTAAAGATGATTGGGATAATTTTGGTGTCACTAAGAAAGGTTATCAACCAAAGGAATATACAGGTGTATCTTATTATGATTGGATGCAAGAAGTATTCATAGAGATTGATAGAGTCTTGAAAGATAGTGGTTCATTCTGGTTTTTCCATAATGATTTTAGAATCATGGCAGAGTTGGATAGAAGAATAAGTGAGGAAACTAATTTAGAATATAGAAACTTTATCGTATGGAATAAGTTATTCTCAGGTTGTAAGCAAGAAGGATTCTTAAATGGATTCATACAAGTAGAAGGACTTAATAACTTTCAGAAAATGGCAGAGTATATTCTATTCTATACAAAGAAAGATTTGCATTTAAAGTTAAGACAACGTAGGTTAGAGTTAGGTATCAAATCATCTGATATTAGTAAAGAAATACTCAGTAAAAATGGTAATGTTACTGGTTGGTACAGTAATATAGAAACAGGTAAAAACTTTCCTACAGAGGAGACTATCAAACCAATCACAAAGCATTTAGGTTTTACTATGAATGACTTAGTTCCTAAATTTTTTAATCAAAAGAACTGTCATTCGGTATGGCAATATGAGTTTGATTCAAAGAAACTTGGACACTTGACACCTAAACCAATTGAACTACTTAAGAATGTTATTCATCATTGTACTGAGGAGGGCGATGTAGTTCTTGATTGTTTTGGTGGTAGTGGTAGTACAGCAGTAGCGTGTGTAGAAACAAACCGTAATTACATATTGGTGGAGAGAGAAGAGAAGTATATTGAAATATCAAATGAAAGAATAAGTAATACAGTTCCAAAACTGTCACAAGAGATTGATAATCCACTCACAAGAGTGCTATAATATAGACATCTAAAGAAAATTAATGCAACTAAGACCACACCAAGAGCAAGCAATCAAATCAATGTTAGACAATGACAAAGGACAAGTCATTGTTCCTACTGGTGGTGGTAAGACCATCTGTATGATTATGGATGCTGTCAAGCAGTTGGAAGATTATGGTACAGTTGTAGTCGTTGCACCACGCATACTACTTGCAGAGCAACTATCACACGAATTTATGGAAATCATTGACAAAAAGTACAATGATGTTGATGTGATGCACGTTCATAGTGGTAAAATCAAAGGTGTATTCAGTAGCACCAATCCAATTGATATACACCACTTTGTTGAGCAAAACTTAGTAAATTTCTTCAGTAGAACTATTATATTTACAACTTATCATTCACTACACAAAGTTCAAGAAAGTGGTATTGATGTTGATACCATCTACTTTGATGAAGCACACAATTCAGTACAGAAAAACTTTTTCCCTGCTACTGATTACTTCTCTCAGTATGCAGGTAGATGCTATTTCTTCACAGCAACACCAAAGCATAGTCGTTCTCCTGAGAAAGCAGGTATGAACTGGATAGAGGTGTATGGTGGTGTGATATGTCAAGTACCTGCACCAAAGTTAGTCAAGCAGGGTTACATACTACCACCTAAAGTCAAGGTGTATCGTTCAAGAATACTCAAGAAAGATGAGTTAGTTGCTGATAGAGACAATGAGCAAATGATAGGTGCGATTGACAATCTTGACAAGAACAAAGTATTGATATGTGCTAAGTCAACCAAACAGATTGTTGCACTTGTATCACAGACAGATTTCGTACAACAACTTGCTATTCGTGGTTATTCTTATATGTTTATCACAGCAAAGACAGGTGCGATGATTGATGGAGAGAAGGTTGACAGAGAGACTTTCTTTAATACTCTTAATGAGTGGGGTAAGACAGACAAAAAGTTTGTTGTACTTCATCACAGCATACTCTCAGAGGGTATCAATGTCAATGGTCTTGAAGCAGTTTTGTTTATGCGTTCTATGGACTACATAGGTATTAGTCAGACAATCGGTAGGGTTATTCGTAAGGGCGATGCTGACAAAGTATTTGGTCTTGTATGTGTACCAGTTTACTCTAATGTTGGTATCACTACCGCAAGAAAGGTTGAAGCAGTAGTCGATACTATCTTCAACAAAGGTCAAGCAGCAACTACAATTATTACACGATGAACTTACCTACATCTGATAATATAAAATTTATATTTTTACATAATTATTATTATAAAGCACCTTGTTTATTCTTTAAAGAGATTGAGGAAATTGTCAACACTCATACTGAGGATGATATTAATAATGGTGCTTTTAATTGGGGATTTAATTGTGACATGGACAGAACTCCTGTGGGAAATAAAGATATATTTCCATATCTCTATGAAAATGTAAATAATTTAGCAAATCAAATTGGAGCAAACCTTAACGTTCAACTTAATCAACCTTGGATTAATTCTTATAAAAAAGGACAATATCAAGAAATACATGACCACGATGGTCACGCTTTTTCATCTGTTATTTTTTTAAATGGAGGACTTGATTTTGCAGAGTTTTATTTTGTAGATAGAATGACAGACCCAACACCACATTTAATAAAAAAAATGTTGAAAATGGAAGATTTATGGTATCCAGAGGTAAATAAAGGAGATATATTTATTTTTCCTGCACATATGTTACATGGAGTTTCTCCACATAAAAGTGATGTGGTTAGAAAAACTCTTTCATTCAATATAGATATTTTGGAGGGAGAACCTAAATGAGTGCAATTATTTTAGTTACAGGTGGATTTGACCCTATACATAGTGGTCATATCGCATATTTTAGGGATGCAAAGGAGTTCAATCCTAGCGTACCGTTATGCGTTGGTTTAAATTCTGATGAGTGGTTAATTCGTAAGAAAGGAAAATATTTCTTACCAATGGCAGAAAGAAGATTAATAGTCAAAGAACTCAAACCAGTTGACTTGACGATTACTTATGATGATACAGATAATACATCTTGTATGGCAATATTCAAGTGTTTACAAATGTACGATAGAGTGATATTCTGTAATGGAGGAGATAGAGTTGACACCAATGTTCCAGAGTATCTTAAATTTAAAGATAATGAAAGAGTTATCTTTGAGTGGGGTGTCGGTGGCGATAATAAGATGAACAGTAGTTCGTGGATTTTGAATGAATTTTTAAAACGATGAGAGACACAATTTTATTTGGAGATTGTCGAGAGACACTTAAAGAGTTTGATGAGAAGGCAAGGATGTGTGTTACATCCCCACCATACTACGGACTTCGTGATTATGGTGGAGAAGATAATCAAATTGGTCAGGAACAAACACCCGAAGAATTTATTGAACAATTAGTATCAGTATTCCGAGAGGTAAAAAATGTTCTTACTGATGACGGAACTTGTTGGGTCAATCTTGGGGATAGTTACTATAACTATCGACCTGGTAAAGGTCAAGCACTTGTTAAGCAATCAGTATCTAAAACGAAACAAGACTTACCAGATAAATGTGCGAAGAGAGCAAATAAGTTAGAAGGATTGAAAGAAAAGGATTTGATTGGAATACCTTGGCTCTTTGCCTTTGCAATGAGAAATGATGGATGGTATCTACGTCAGGATATAATATGGCATAAACCAAATCCTATGCCTGAGAGTGTGAGAGACAGGTGTACGAAGTCACACGAATATATATTTTTATTCAGTAAAAACAAGAAGTATTACTATAATAATGAAGCAATCAAAGAACCCGCAAAAGATTGGGGAACAAGAGACAGAACAAACGGAAAATACCACAACGAAGGAACAGGACTCCAACCACATAGCGGACTTACAAAATCATATCCAACAAAGAATAAACGCTCTGTCTGGTCAGTAACAAACAAACCATATCGTGAAGCACATTTTGCAACATATCCACCTGACTTAATTGAACCTTGCATACTAGCAGGGAGTGAAATAGGAGACATTGTATTAGACCCATTTATGGGGTCAGGTACAACAGCAGCAGTTGCAAAGGCACTTGGTAGAGATTATATTGGTTGTGAACTACATGAAGACTATGGTAACTTAATTCAGAAGAGAGTGCAAGAATATAAACCAGTTCAAGAAGTGGCACAAGAGCCTTGCATTAACATCTTAGATATTATATAATAGAAGAGTAAACAAAAGAAAGACAAATGATTGAAGGATTCGTACTCACATTTGCATTGATGACATTTTGTATTGGTTCATCAATGGCAATCGTAAACTTCGTAACTAAAGGGAGGTTATTCTAATGCGTTGTAAAGTAGAACTTTATGTAGCAGGTCAAACTTTTACTGAAGAAGTAAGAGCAGTTGACTATCAGGAAGCAAGACAAGTAGCACTCGCAAGAAATCCTAACGCTAGGATTATAAGTGTAACAGCAGTATTTTAATGGCAAGAAAAGTTAATTATCAAACTTTTTACCCTACCACATTCCCCTCTTTGTTAGATGCCAAAGTTGGTCAACCAACTGGTTATGTAACAAAAGATGGTTCGTGGGCTGCAGTTCCGTCTGATGGAAGAAAATTTGCCATCGTACATAATGGTATCATTGAACACTTCTCAAAGAATTTTGAATGTGCTATGATATACATACAAAAAGGAATTAAAAAGGAGAAGAAAAATGCACGATCAAAACTCAATAGATAAGGATGAAACGTCTGCTGAAAAATATCAGCGAGCGTTGGATTTATTTACGGAGTCAGTAATGAAACCTGATGCTGATTTGCGTGGTTGTGCATATAATCAAGGTTGTTATGATGACCTGATGGAGATTAGAGAACACGTTTTAGAATACCTTAAAACTTTAAAAGAAGTTACACATCACACCTATGCAGATGAGAGTGATGAATTAGAGACAGCAAAGTTAATTGAAGTGAAAGATAGGATTGCTGTTGATACAAAACCATTTACAAAATGGCGGTAATGTGTTCATACTAATACATTAATACTAG